ACTTCACAGTATGGATATGATCAATGCTAAAGAAAGAATTAGACACCTTAAAAAGGTGGTTGCTGACAGTAGCGTACCTGATAAGTGCTATTCCGATTTACCTGATGGTAAGTCTGGGAACCGTAAGCTTGCTGTTGGTTGTGTTTATTGCGAACATAAGAGAGATTGTTGGTCTGACGCTAACGGCGGTGCTGGTCTACGTGCGTTCAAGTATTCGCAGGGTAGGCGGTATCTTACGCAGGTAGCGAAGCAGCCTGACGTACCGGAAGTCTCTGTCTAAGTGTCCAAGAAACATCATTGGGTTGGCGAGGTAGACCCTGATACATACTATGGTTTTGTTTACCTGATAACAAACACTGTCACTGACAGAAAATATATTGGTAGGAAGTTCTACCATACCTATAAGAAAAGAAAACGATTCAAAGAATCTAACTGGAGAGTATACGCAGGATCATGCAAGCCACTTAAAGAAGACATGAAGCGTATGGGTAAAGATAAGTTTACCTTTGAGATTATCTGTAATTATAAAACAAGGGGTGGGGTGGTAAGCGGTGAGGTACACTTCCAGACAGACAATGATGTACTCTCACCGGAACTGCTGCCCTGTGGTGAGCGACTGTACTACAATGGTCAGATAGGTTCTGTAAAGTTTATAACTCCTGAGTTTGTCAGTGCTGAAAGCCGTGCTAAGATGAGTGCCGCTCGTATAGGAACGACACTTAGTGCTGAAACCCGTGCGAAAATAAGTGCTTTTCGTACAGGCAAGCCATTTAGTGCTGAAAGCCGTGCGAAGTTAAGAGTGCTTCGTACAGGCAAGCCACTTAGTGCTGAACATTGTGCGAGTATAAGTGCTAGTAAGACGGCAGAAAAAAATCCTAATTTTAAAGGACCATATAGAATAACTTTTAAAGAAGGTCGAATTGAAGAGTATCAAACTTTAAAAAATATAGATGGGTACAATGACACTGCTTTATATCATGTTCTAAGTGGAAAACGTATGCATTATAAAGACATAATAAAAGTAGAAAGGATAGGGTCTGATGATTGATGAAGAAGAGCAGGTAACTTTGTACGATCTTACAGACAAGAACCCTGATAAAACTTTATACCTTGCTATTGTAGTCCAATCTCTGTTAGACTTATCCAAACCAAAGGAGCCGGAAGAAACACTGGAGACAGTGCTACAACGTGATCAGGCAAGTGCATGGGTCTTCTGTTCAGTAGGAGTTACCTGTGAGAACTTTGAAATAACATGTGAACTTGCTGGGCTTGAACCACAAATCGTCAGAACTTTTGCAATCAAAACTGTTACATCGGAGAACATACATGAACTCAGACGAAAACTCAGTAGCCTCATATGACGAAGCAAGCTATCCAGAAACTGTATATGAAAGCGCAAGAGGATATTATATAAGACGTATGAAAGAAAACAAAGCACTTGATAAACAGGTTGGTGGTCAACACTACAAAGATTGTGGTATACAGCCAGTAGAATATATTCATGCGAATAACCTTGACTACTTTGAGGGTAATGTGATAAAATACATAACTCGGCATCGTACAAAAGGCGAAGGTAGAAAGGATATAGAAAAAGCAATTCACTATGCACAGTTGATATTAGAATTAGAATACAAAGAGAAGGGGGAATAACATGCCGCAGTTTAGGTCGAACGAAAATCCCATGTTTCGTTCAAAGTTTAGTGAAGATATTTTTAAGCATAAGTATGCCCATCATGGTTGTGAGACATGGGATTCTCTGGCGTCAACATTAGTTGAAGATGTGTGCCAAGATCTTATGACAGAGGATGAGAAGGATCACCTTAAACGTTTGATCACAGACCTTAAGTTTATTCCGGGTGGACGTTATTTATATTATGCGGGGCGTCCTAACAAGTTCTTTAATAACTGTTACTTGCTTAAGGCAGAAGAAGATACTAGAGAAGATTGGGCAGACATATCTTGGAAGTCTGAGTCCTGCCTTATGACAGGCGGTGGTATTGGTATTGACTACTCTGTGTATCGTGAGGAGGGGCGTATCCTTAATGGTACTGGTGGGCTGTCCTCTGGTCCTATTCCTAAGATGCTCATGGTCAACGAAATTGGCCGCAGGGTCATGCAGGGTGGTAGTCGCAGGTCTGCTATCTATGCCAGCCTTAACTGGAAGCACCCGGATGTTAATAAGTTTCTTTCCTCAAAGAACTGGTATGATATGCCGGTAGGTACAACAGGGTTCTCTATTGGTCAGGTAAAGGAACAAGATTTTAACTTTACTGCACCCCTTGATATGACTAATGTAAGTGTGAACTATGACACGGAGTGGTTACTTAACTATTGGAAGACAGGAGATACAGGAGATGTTTTCAAAACGAATGTTAGACAAGCACTATCAACGGCAGAACCGGGCTTCTCGTTTAACTTCTTTGACAAGGAAAATGAAACCCTTCGTAATGCTTGCACGGAGGTTACATCTGAAGATGATTCTGATGTTTGTAATCTCGGCTCTGTTAACATGGGGCGTATTGACAATCTCTCAGAATTTGCTGATGTAGTAGAACTTGGAACTAAGTTCCTGTTATGCGGTACGCTCAGAGCCAAGCTCCCCTATGATAAAGTTTATAAGACACGGGAAAAGAATCGTAGGCTTGGTCTTGGTTTGATGGGTATGCATGAGTGGCTTATCAAAGGAGGAGAAAAATATGAAGTTACTGAGGGACTTCACAAATGGCTGGCAGTTTATAAAGGAGTTAGTGACAACACTAGCACCAAGTTTGCTGATACTCTTGGCTGTAGTCGTCCTGTTGCTAATAGGGCCATTGCTCCAACTGGATCAATAGGTATTCTTGCAGGTACATCTACTGGTGTAGAGCCTATCTTTGCTGTTGCTTATAAGCGCAGGTATCTGAAGGGTGGTAATCGTTGGCACTATCAGTATGTGGTGGACAGTGCAGCACAGGAGATCATTGATTTGTATGGTACTAATCCCTCTGATATTGAATCAGCACTTGATCTTGCAGAGGACTATAAGCGTCGTATAGCTTTCCAAGCTGATGTTCAGGACTATGTAGACATGTCTATATCCTCTACCATTAACCTTCCTAAGTGGGGGACAAAACTAAACAATGAAGATACTGTGGATGAGTTTGCTAATACTCTTGCTACCTATGCTCACAGGCTGCGAGGTTTCACGGTGTACCCTGACGGATGTAGGGGAGGACAGCCTCTATCTTCGGTGCCCTATAGTGAGGCTGTAGAGAAGCTGGGAGAAGAGTTTGAAGAAGGACTTGAGACGCATGACATCTGTGACATTACTGGTCATGGTGGATCGTGTGGTGTGTAACTGGTGGCCTACTGAAGAGTCAAAGGAGAACAGTATGGAATGCCAAAAGCAATGCAATCTTGACCCAACAAGAACCTTTTGTCTCTGTTGTAAAAGAACTTTGAAAGAGATTGCAGAAAAAGGTAAAAAGTATTTGACTAAATAAAAGGAGAAACAAATGGCTAGAGATTATAAAAAAGAAAATAAAGTAACAAAAAGTAAACCAAAGAATATTAAGAAGCGTGTAAAAAGAAACAAAGCACGTAGAATATTAGAACGGTTAGGTCTTGTTAAAAAAGGTGACGGCAAACATGTTGATCATAAAAAACCTCTAAGCAAGGGCGGCAGTAACAAGCGAAGTAATCTACGTGTAAAGGATGGAAAAAAGAATAGTTCATTTGCCAGAAATGCTGATAAATCTATAAAGAAAAAGATTAAAAAGTAAACAACTTAAGCACTCGTAGTTCAACTGGATAGAACAACAGACTTCTAATCTGTAGGTTGCAGGTTCGAGTCCTGCCGAGTGCGCCAAAAAAGTGCTTGCAAAGGGGATAGTTATATAGTATAATAGTGTATGGACCCGTTTAAAAAGGATATATATTAAGAGATGAGAAAAGCACCTAACACCGTTTACATAGGCTATGATCCTAAAGAGGATATAGCTTATGAAGTTCTTAAGTTTACCATTGAAAGAATAGCTGTAGATAATGTACGCATTGTCCCTATCAGACGTGACATCGTGGAGAAGATGGGCATCTACAATCGACAGCATACTGTAGTAGATGGACAGACAGTTGATAATATAGATGGCAAGCCATTCTCAAGTGAATTTAGTTTCACACGCTTCCTTGTGCCTGCCCTTAACATGTACGAGGGATGGGCATTGTATATGGACTGTGACATGTATCTTCGCACAGATATTAATGAACTCTTTGAAGAATATAAAATAGATTACTATCCTCTCTATTGTGTAAAGCACAAGTATGCGCCGGGTGATGGGGTAAAGATGGATGGTCAGAAACAGGAGAACTATCGCAGGAAGAACTGGTCAAGCTTCATGCTGTTTAACTGTGGGCATGAGCTTAATAAGAAACTTACACCACAGGTAGTGAATTCTCAAACAGGAGGATGGTTACATGGGTTTGAGTGGTTGCCGGATAAGGAGGGTGATATTGGGACCATCCATGAGGAATGGAATTGGCTGGATGGTCACTCTGATGTTGATATAAAAGCCAAGAATGTTCACTTCACCACAGGAGGACCATGGTTTAAGGGATGGTCATGTAATCGTGCACAGGATGGTATGTATGCCTCTGAGTGGAATGGAGACTATACTTATCTTGCCGGACATGGTAAGGTAGAACCCTATGAAGTATAAAATTGTAACAGCTTTTAATGAAAGTATTCTGCAACAGAATGCTTCCAAACTTCTGGAAAGCTTTAAGAATAACTGGCAGCCTACTATTGAGTTTCACTGTTACTACTATGATTTGGATATTAAAAACTATTCTCTGCCCAAAGCTAAGAATATTAAATATCATAACTTGGAAACCATTGAAGAGTATACTGACTTTATCAAGAGCAACAAGACGCATAATGGAACCGAGGGTGGGACCATAGTCTATGCTGAAACTCTTGACGGGATATCTGAAGCACCGCAAGTATTTGCCATGAGTGAGTGTGCTTTTGATAACCAAGGGTCTTGGCTTATATGGCTTGATCCGCTGACTATCCCTGTTAAAGACATCAGGGAAAATACTCTGAGGAGTTACTTCCCCAAGGATGAGCGCCAGACAGATTTTGTCTGCTTGGAAGATGGGGATTATTTTGCAGGTTTTAATCTTTCGAAACAGACACCGGTTGATTTACTTGGTGATCTTCGTGGAGCATATGTCTCTGGGGAGTATATGAACTATCGTGAGTGGGGTTCTACTTTTATTCTTAGCCGACTGCTTACTATCTATAATGCTCATGGGATCAAGATACACTCATCTGATTCTTTCAAAGACTTGTTTGCAAACCTGAAAGATAAGGACTCTCTGAACACCAGAGATGGCTCCGGGAACAGGCTTGTGGCCTTGTCTGATACAGTCACATCCCCGGACATCCTGCCCAATCGATATAAGCAGCTTGCTGATTTAATCAGGTTCTACAAACCAAAGACAATCCTTGAGACCGGCACATGGAACGGGGGCAGGGCGATTGAGATGTGTCTGTCTGCCTTTGAAAACAATGACTCAGTTCACTACATTGGTTATGATTTATTTGAGGACGCCACATCAGCCACAGACAAAGAGGAGTTTAATGTTAAGGCACACAATACTATTGCTGCTGTGTGTCAAAGGTTTGATGACTTTAAGGAACATATGAAGAAGGAGAAAGATAAAAACTTTTCATATGAGTTATACAAAGGTAATGTTCGTGATACGTTGAAGTTAGGTATCATGGAACAGGATGGGAAGAGTGTTAACAGGGTAAGCACAGGCACGCATGAAAAGGCTCCTATTGATTTTGCTTTTATAGGCAGTGGCAATAGTGAGCAGACTGTTAAACATGAGTATGAGAGCCTGAAGAATGTTCCTGTTGTTGTTATGGATCACTTCTTCACCAAAGAAGAAAATGAGGAAGACCCTGATGCTGTTGTAATTCCAGATGAAATATACCATGGCGTTAAGAAAGTCTTTGACTCAGTACGTACAAAGAAAGTTGATGCTCAGGAAACAACCGATGATGGCTGGACAGAGTTTGATGAAAAAACTTCAACCAGAAAACATGTACTGCCCTCCAGCGACAGGGTTGTTCCTGCCGGACACACACATCTTGCTGTGTTCCTTCATGATGAGAATCTTGAGGATGTTCCAGAGGATCTGAAACGAGTAGCTATTATTGTACACCCCAGAGATTGTGTACCCAAGGATTATATTGCTAATAATATTAAATCAAATATGGAAACTATTGATAAAGATAAGTGGGTGAAGAAGCATCCCTCTCATAAAGAGGTCGGGGTTATTGTTTCTGCCGGACCCTATCTTGACTATAAGAAACTGAAAAAGTTCATACGTGAGCATCCGGGATGTAAAGTTCTTACTGTTAAACATGCTTATCCGGGTCTGCTGAAGAATGGTATTAAACCATGGGGTTGTATTGTTCTTGATCCCAGACCTATCACCGGCAAGAGTACGCATAATATTACACGTAAAGATTTGTTTGCCACTCTGGACAAGGATACTAATTTCTTTCTGGCATCTATGACAGACCCCTCCGTAACAAACTTCCTTAAAGATAAGGATGTACGTCTATGGGGCTGGCACGCCTTCACCGATTCTCTGAGACAGGAAGAAGATCAGGGACAGCAAATCCAGAACCAACAAGTTAAACTTAATGAAGAGCTTGGTATACCTAAAGGAGCCACCCTGATCACAGGCGGTACATGCGCTGCAATGCGTAGCATCGGCTTGCTGCATACAATGGGCTTCAGAGATTTACATCTGTTTGGATTTGACTGCTGTCGTAAGAAGCCTACCAAGAAAGAAATGACAGAGACCACCGGTGATCTTGAGGGCGGGGAAACTCCACGGCCTAAATATATTCAGGTGAATGTGAAAGACAAAGCATACTGGACAACCGGTGAGCTACTGGCCATGGCACAGGATTGTGAGAAAGTATTTAATGATCCGGGCATGGAGGGTGTTCTCTGTTTTCATGGGAAGAATACAATGATAGCCGATCTCTGGGACATAAGAGAAGAACAAGATAAAAGGGTTAAATTTAAAGGATACTATGATGTCTGATATACAAAGAGAGGTAAACCTGAGCAGACTAAACTCTTCCTCTGAGTATGTTGCACTACTTGACATGTACAAAGACATGCATAAAGTATCTGATGGGATGTTCAATGGGAGAAGCTTGCTTAAGTTTGTTGATATAATCAAAGCATATCTGGAAAACAATAACTGTAAGTCTATACTGGATTACGGATGTGGTAAGGGTATTCTTTATACAGATAATTATAAGGAATTAACCACCGAGATCGATGCTCCACTTCATAAGTATTGGAATCTGGATAGTTATGAACTATTTGATCCGGCACATGAAGAACATTCTAAACTTCCTGTCCATAAAAAGGATGCTGTTATTTGCACGGATGTCCTTGAACATGTTGCCGAGGACGATCTTGACTGGGTGGTAAGTGAAATATTCTCATATGCAAAGAAGATTGTCTTTCTTAACGTTGCCTGCTTTGAAGCACTGAAGACTTTAAAAGATGGTAGGAATGCACATATATCTGTATTCAGCCCTGATGCATGGCTACAGTTCCTTGCTGAAAAGAGCAGGGAATTTAAACATCTAAAGATATATCTATTTGCAGACATTATTATTGAAGATGAGAATGGCGAC